CATCTACTGTACAAGAAAAGTTTGGAGTATTAGCTGAAAATTTTATATATTATAAAACACTATTAGGTGATAATTCAGATAAAGTGAAAGGAGTAAAAGGATTAGGTGAAAAGAAATTATATAAGTTATTTCCTGAACTTAACCAACATCCAATTGTTTTGCAAGATTTATATGATATTAGTGTCGCTAAGTTAAAAGAGAATATCATTTATGCTCGTTTAGTACATGATTTTGAAGAATTAGAAAAAAGTTACAAAGTTATGAACTTACATAAACCTATGATTGATGATAATGATAGGGAATTTATAAGTGAAGTAATTGAAGAACTTGCACCTGAACCTAATAATATATTATTTATAAAATTTTACAACGAAGATGGTTTACGACATCTTATAAAGAATGTTGAATTTTGGATTCAATCAACTTTTAAAGATCTAATCAGTTATAATAAATAGTTATATGACATTACGAGATATTAATCAATATGGACCTGGTTTTCAAATCAAGGTTCTAGCTGCTCTACTTAATAGTAAAAACTTCCTAACTAATATCCATGATATTGTTAGTGAAGAATACTTTGATAATCAAGCACATAAGTGGATTATTAAAGAAATTTTAAAATACTATGATAAGTTCCATACAACACCATCTTTAGAGGTACTTAAAGTAGAATTAAAAAAACTACAAAACGAGGTTTTACAAATCGCCGTAAAAGAACAGCTTCGAGAAGCATATAAAGAAACAGATGACTTAGCTTATATCGAAGAAGAATTTTCAGCATTTTGTAAAAATCAAATGCTTAAAAAAGCATTATTACAATCTGTAGATTTATTACAAGCTGGAGATTATGACTCAATCAAGTTTATGATTGAATCAGCAATGAAAGCAGGACAAGATAAAAATTTAGGTCATGAGTATAATAAAGATTTGGAAACACGATATCGTGAAGAACATAGAATTACAATTCCAACTCCTTGGAATGAATTTAATGAACTACTTCAAGGTGGTCTCGGAAATGGAGATTTTGGCCTTATATTTGGTAATCCAGGAGGTGGTAAATCTTGGGCACTAGTTGCTCTAGGTGGCCATGCTGTCAAAATGGGTTTCAATGTAATCCACTACACTCTTGAATTAGGTGAGGATTATGTTGGTAGACGATATGACTCTTACTTTACTCAAATCCCAGTAAATGTCATTATCCCAAACAAAGATAAAGTAGAAAAAGTATTAGAAAAACTACCAGGTAATCTAATCATTAAAGAATACGCACCAGGTAAGGCATCTATATCTACAGTTGAATCTCATATTAAGAAATGTATTGATCTTGATTTTAAACCTGACTTGATTATTATTGACTATGTTGATCTTCTTCGCTCAAAGAGAAACAATCGTGAACGTAAAGACGAGATAGATGATATTTATACTAGCACGAAAGGATTAGCCCGCGAGCTTAATATCCCAATTTGGTCTGTTTCTCAAGTCAATAGAGCTGGAGCAAAAGACGATGTAATTGAAGGAGATAAGGCAGCGGGCTCTTATGACAAAATCATGATTATTGATTTTGGCGCTTCCTTAAGTCGCAAAAGAGAAGATAAAGTTAACGGTACTGGAAGGTGGCATATTATGAAGAATAGATACGGAATGGATGGTTTAACATATGGAGCTAAGATTGATACCTCAACTGGCTTATTTGAAATCATTTCTGACGATGAATTGGAGAATATCACTCCAGCTTCTAAACCAACCTCATATGGTGAAGTTACTGAATCTGAAAAACAAACGTTACGAGAGTTTAACAACTTCTTCCTAAATAATTAATTAACTTTTACAATGGCAAAGAAATCAAATCTGTTGCATGAAAGGATTGTTTACAAACCTTTCGAATACCCTCAAGCTTATGAATATTGGCTTAACCAACAACAAGCCCACTGGTTGCATACAGAAGTTCCTATGATGTCTGATCTAAATGATTGGAATGCTAATCTAAACGAATCAGAAAAAAACATTATTGGTTCAATTCTAAAAGGATTTGCTCAAACTGAAACTATTGTAAATGATTACTGGTCAGGTCTTGTAACAAAATGGTTTCGTAAACCAGAAGTTATTATGATGGCTACAACATTTGGTGCTTTTGAAACAATTCATGCTGAAGCTTACTCTTTATTAAATGAAACACTTGGACTTGATAACTTCTCAGAATTTCTTGAGGATGAAGCAACTATGGCTAAGATTGAAAATCTTATGGTGGTTAGGGATAGCTTTAATGGTGAAAAAAATCTCCATGAAATCGCAAAAAGCCTTGCTATATTTTCAGCTTTCACCGAAGGTGTTAATTTATTTTCATCATTTGCAATCTTATTGTCATTTAAATTACGTAATAAACTTAAAGGAGTTGGTCAAATCGTCGAATGGTCTATACGTGATGAATCTATGCATTCGGAAGCAGGTTGTTGGTTATTTAGAACTCTTATTGAAGAAAATCCACACCTTAAAACAAAAGAATTAGAAGCAGCAATTAACGAAGCCGCTTTATTATCTCTTAAACTTGAACTTGATTTTATTGATAAAGTATATGAGTTAGGTGATTTGGAAGGATGTTCAAAATATGACCTACAAAACTTCATCAAAAACCGAGTTAACACAAAACTAGGCGACCTAGGTTACAATCCAATTGTTTCAAATATTGATGTAACAGCCGTAGAACGTATGAAATGGTTTGATCACCTTTCAGCTGGAAAACAACACACAGATTTTTTCGCGAACCGAGTAACAAATTACTCTAAAGGACACATGCAATGGGATGAAAGCATTTTTTAAAAAATTTATTAGAGCATTTTTCGAAACTATTTCACATTATTAGAATGGCTACTCATAAAACTTTACTTATACCTTTAGTTGAAGAGATTTTACTAAAGGAGATTGGAGAAGCAAATATTCCACCTTTAAAATGGACTAAAGTATCTTCAACATCTAAAGCATCTCCAACTAAATATAAATTTTTAGTTGACATAGGTGATTTTACTGAAATGGCAACTGTAGAATTTGAACTTCTTGATGATGATGTTGAAAAACAATATTATATTCCCCCAAAATATCATCATTTAAAAACTATCTATAATGTAGGGTATGATATTTCAGGAAATCAATACCAGTTTGCAAAATCGGATATGAAAACTCTTCTCAAGATTTTATCAACAATAGTAGATATTGTAAAGGATTTTATAAATACAAACAAAATAGATGGATTGTTTATTCAAGGAACCCCAAAAGAATTAGATAATAAAGATATCTCTAAGAAATCAAATTTATACAAGGCATTCATTCAAAAACAACTTAACCAAATTCCTAACTATGGTTCGGATACTCACAGAGATGGTTTTATCTTAATAAAAATAAAATAACAATGGATAATAATTTAGTAGCTGATTTTACAACTTGGGAAAGAGGTAAAGACTATCCTGAGTATATGGATGAGGTAGCACTTAGTACTATTTCAAAGGGTTATTTGCTCCCAGGTGAAACACCTAAAAAAGCATACAGACGAGTTGCTCATGCGGTTGCAATGCGTTTAAATCGTCCTGACTTAGAAAATAAATTTTTTAAATATATTTGGAATGGATGGATTGGACTTGCAAGCCCTGTTCTCTCTAATACTGGTACTGATCGTGGTTTGCCTATTAGCTGCTTTGGAATTGACACTCCAGATAGTATTAGAGGTATTGGCCTTACTAACGCAGAACTTATGCGTCTTACTTCGTATGGTGGTGGTGTGGGAATTTCCCTTAGCCGAATTAGAGGACGAGGAGCAAGCATTACAGGAAATGGAAGATCAGAAGGAGTAGTCCCTTGGGCTAAAATTTATGACTCAACTATTATAGCAACCAATCAGGGTTCAGTCCGTAGAGGAGCTGCTTCTGTAAACTTAGACATCAACCACCCAGATATTAAAGAATTTTTACAAATTCGTAGACCAAAAGGTGACCCAAACCGTCAATGTCTTAACCTACATCAATGTGTAGTTGTTGATGATGCGTTTATGAAACGCCTAAATGATCGAGACAGCGAGGCCATGTCATTATGGCTTGAGATACTTAAATCACGGGTTGAAACCGGAGAACCATATGTTATGTTTAGTGATAATATCAATAAAGATAATCCACTAGCATACCGTATGAACAACTTGAATGTTTCAATGACTAACATCTGTACTGAAATTACACTTCATACAGACGAGGAACATTCATTTATCTGTTGTTTATCTTCACTTAATTTAGCTAAGTATGATGAATGGAAAGATACAGATGTAGTTGAAATGGCTATCTATTTCTTAGATGGTGTGATGGAAGAATTTATCCAAAAGACAAATGGTAAAGAATCAATGATTCGTTCTCACCGTCACGCTAAAAAAGGTAGAGCATTAGGTTTAGGAGTAATGGGTTGGCACACTTTCTTACAACAAAAGAATTTACCATTTAACTCAATTGCTTCAACAGCTTGGACACACACTATTTTCAGCCAAATTAAAACACAAGCTGAAGCTGCTTCACGTAAAATGGCTGTTGAATATGGTGAACCACTTTGGTGTAAGGGTACAGGTATGAGAAATACACACTTATTAGCAATTGCTCCTACAGTTTCTAACTCACGTATTAATTCATGTTCAGCAGGTATTGAACCTCAACCAGCAAACGTTTATGTATTTAATGGTGCTAAAGGAACATTTATTGTTAAAAACCCAGAATTAGAAGTAGTACTAGAGAAAAAAGGATATAACATAAGTAAAGTATGGGACCAAATCTTAGCAGATAATGGTTCAGTACAAAATCTATCTCATGAAATTTTAACTGATGATGAAAAAGAAATATTCTTAACATTCCCAGAAATTAATCAGTTAGGTCTAGTTCAACAAGCCGCAGCTCGTCAACGTTATATTGATCAAACTCAATCACTTAATTTATCATTTGATCCAACTGATTCACCAAAATGGATTAATCAGGTACATATGGAGGCTTGGAAATTAGGTATTAAAACACTTTATTATTTACGTACTGATAGTGTAATTAAAGGAGATCTTGGATCTCGTACTGTAGATTGCGTTTCTTGCGATGGATAATAATATTTATAAACATAATAAAAAATAAAAATAATGGAATTTTTAAAAAAATTTTGGAACTGGTTACTAAGCCAAACTACAATTGATGAAAAAATTGAAGCTAAAGTAACTAAGGTTAAAAAAGAAGTAGCTGAAGTTAAAGAAGCTGTTGAAAAAGTAGTAGAAGAGGCTAAAGATGTAGTAGTAGCTGTTAAGCCTAAGAAAAAAAGATATTACAAGCCTAAGGCAAAAAAACAATAACTTTTAGTTAAAAATACTTTTAAGAAGGAGAGCATTTACTGCTCTCTTTCTGTATTTATAACAAACAAAAACCCTTATAAAATATGAAACCCCCTATTACATTCTCTCAATTCTCTAAAGACCCAGTTAAAGGTCTTTTGTTTATTGTTATCGTAGCAATAGGTTATCTTTATATTGACATCAAAATGAACTACTCTGGACAAGTAGGTAAATGCGATGACAATGTGGTTGTATTAAACGAAAAAGTGGATAAATTAACAGGCCACGTTCGTAAAAGTGATTCTACTTTAGGTTATATGATCAGTAAAGTTGAAATGCTTCAAATAATGCAAAATGGAAAATAAACGTAAATTTTTATTAGGTACATTAGTAATTATAGGTTTAACAGCGGTTTTAGCTCAAGATCAAAAACCTGTAAATCCTAAAGAAGCAGAACTTGAAATATTACTTCAAAAATCAGAGGAACAATTAAAAAAAGTCACTATGGTAGCTAAAGCTGTTGATGCCGCAACTACAGAACAGGTTGTTACAATGAAAGAAGATATTAAAATGTTACAAGAAGAAAAACAACAACTAACAACCCAATTGTATGAAGTACAAGCTGTCTTGGAAAATAATCCTACTGTTACTCCTTTCAAACTTGAGTCTGACGGCTCAAACAATTAATTATCCTTACGAGTTAATTAAAGGTAAAGATACAACTGTGACTATGCTTAAGTCACAAGCTATTTATCTTAACCAAACTATAGCTAAGCAAAGAGAAAAAATTAATCTATATAAAACTGAAGCAGATTCTTTAAAAACATCTAACTCAGAATTAGATAGTTTATTTTTTGGAGCAGGAAAATTAGCTATACATTATAAAACTGAATCTGATAGACTTAAAGTTGAAAATATAAAATTAAAAACTAGACTAAAAAATAGTGTTAGTTTAGATCTTTACATGGGTTCAGTAGGAATTACCTTATTTATATTATGGACTAATATAATGATAACTCGTTAAATAATATTTATAACAAACGTTGTGCCTAATAGTTGTACAAATTTTAACTTAAATCAATTAAACTATGGCATTTAAAGACATCTTTAAAGACAAAAACGACTACAATGAAAAAACAATTGTAGGCTTTATGTCTTTCTCAGTAATGAGTTTAGCAGCAATTGCTGATATTGTTACAGGTATTTTTGGACAAGAACTTGTTATCTCAGATACTGTATTCAATTCATTCGTTATCATTACACTTGGAGCATTCGGTATTGCAGAAGCCGGAAAGATCTTTGGAGATAAAAAAGAAGAGAAAACTTCTAAAGCTAAAAAAAGCTACAATTACGAAGAAGAAGAACTTGGTTAATTTAAAATACTAATAAAATGATATTAAAAAGAGGTGATAATAACGAGATTGTAAAAAAAGTACAAATCGTTTTAGGTGTAGATCCAGTAGGTAACTTTGGTCCAAAAACTGAAGAAGCAGTTAAAGCTTGGCAAAAGAAAAATGGTTTACCTGCTGATGGTGTTGTAGGTCCTGCTACTTTAGCAAAAATGGGTATTGTAGTTGAAACTAAAACCCCAGCTACAACATCTAAACCTACAACAGGAACTACTAAATATTCAAAAGAAAAAGTTGAAACTGCAGTTAAAGCTAAAGGATATAAATGGTTTGAAGGTAAAGATTACCATTTAAATATTGTTGGTGTTCGTAACTCAGACACAGGTCAAAAAGTAACTAATGCTTTTGATGACAGACTAACTCTATCCTACCAAGTTAATGGAGAATGGATCTACAAAGAGTGGATGAACACCACTGACCCAGGAACTAAAGGAGTAAAAGAATACCACAATGCAGCTGGAGTTGCTAGATTAGTAGAAGGTCAATATATTGATTCACATGCTTTAGGTCTACATCAAGGTAAATATGAAGCTTTGAGACAGCAAAAATCTGTTAAAGTTTATAGAGATCCTAACAGAGATATGACCTATGATGAAACCAAAATCCAAGAAGGTATCTTTGGCATCAATATCCATAAAGCCGGAGCAGATTCAACTTATGTAGAAAACTGGTCTGAAGGATGCCAAGTATTTAAAAGAGCAGCTGATTTTGAAGAGTTTATGGCTATTGCTAGAAAAGCTAAAACTGCTGGTTTTAAATCATTTACCTACACTCTTATTGAATCTAAAGATATAGTATGATGAAACTAAACCTCCCACTATTAGCAATAACGTCTTTATCAGCCGGGGTTACTTTTATGTGTTCTTATTTTATGAACCTAACCATGGCTAATTCTGATCAATATTTAGCTATAGTGGGGGTAATGTTTCTAGATGGTGTATTCGGTATGATAGCTGGAACCAAAAGAGAAGGATTCCAAACACGTAAAGCTATTCAAGTATTAAGAAATACATTTGCTTGGTTAGTAATCCTAACAGCTATTTTAATGGTTGAACAAGGCTTTGCTGGTACAGCTTGGCTTAGCGAAGTAATTATTGTACCTTTTATGGTGTTCCAGCTTATAAGTGCACTTAAAAATGCATCTATGGCTGGTTTTATCAAGGTGGGTTTATTAAATGAAATCCTTGATAGAATAGATAAACATAAAGGTATAAGAAATGAAGAACCTAAAGAATAAAATATTTCCATTTTTAATAGCATTTTCAGCGCTATCAGTATCTGCTTCGGCCGCTTTCTACTCAGTAAGCGGCCTTAGCAAACTTTTCGCGGGTGCATCACTTGAGGTCATTATTATGGCCTCTTCACTTGAAGTCGCTAAATTAGTTATAGCTTCCCTACTTTACCAGTATTGGGATTCAATTAACAAAGCACTTCGAGTATATTTAACAATAGCAGCGGGTGTACTTATCTTAATCACCTCAGCTGGTATTTATGGTTTCTTATCTGCTGCTTATCAAGAAACAGCAAATAAAGAAGGTATTGTAACTCAACAAATAAAAGCTCTAGAAACCAAAAAGGCACTATATGAGGAAACAAGAGACAATCTTTTAGCAGATAGAAAATCAAACAACGAACTTAGAGGTACACTATCTAAAGGTTCAACCACTCAATATACAGACAAAAATGGTAATCTAGTAGTTAGAACTAATAACTCAGCCATTCGTAACTTAGAATCTACAGCTAAAGAAAACGAAAAATTAGCTTCTAAACTAGATGTTGTAAATGATTCTATATTTGCTCTTGAAACTCAAATTCTAGAAACCCAAGTAAACAGTGAAGCAGCTAGCGAACTAGGCCCACTTAAATATCTTTCAGAATTAACTGGGGTAGAAATGAATCGTATTATTAACTGGCTCCTTTTAATAATCATTTTTGTATTTGATCCTTTAGCAATTGCTCTTGTAATTGCTGCTAACTTTGCCTTTAACCAATTACGTTCTAGAGAAGGATATGATATGTACAAAGAATATCCACTTGAAGAACAAGTTGAAGATATGAGGAAAGTAGTTAATTCATATGATGATCTACAAGAAGAAATAAAAGAATGGAATTCAACTTCAAATGATAGTTTAGAAGTTTTACCCCAAGATGAAGACCTAATAGAAGAACCTCAAATTGAAGTTAAAATGAGTGGTGAACCTTCTTTAGATATATTAAATGAAGAAATACAAGGAATACCTGTTATGGTTGATCCTAAAACAGGTAAACTATTCTACCAAACAGAAGACACCCCAGAACAAGACTGGAGAATTATAGACGAAGAAAAACAAATAAAAGAAGAAATTAAAAAAAATATTACATCAGACACTTTATATTCTCAAAGAAAAAAACAACAAGATAATTCTGATGATGGTATGATACGTTATTTTTAAAGTTTGGCTTATATTGAATCTTATGTTATATTTACAACAAAAATAAAAACTATGGATAAAGAAGCCCAAAAACAACGAGTTCAATTACTTGATGAACTAATGATTATCGTTCAAGTTATGGACGAACTATACCAGTATCACCCTGAAAATCCCAAACAAATTGATGTGGCGACAGAATTCAAAACATTGGCACTCCGCAAAGTCGAAATCGAATCAATCTTGGACGCCCAAGTCTGAAATTAAAGATTTAGAGGCTAAAAAATCTCTTAGTAAATTACGAGATATATTAAAAGAAAAACCTGGTACACTTGAAGATGCCTTTTAACTGTTTTCTAGATAATTTTATCACTCAACCTGAAGAAGTTGTAAATAAAGAGTTATCCAAATTACAACCTCTTAATTACAACCAATTTATGTGGTGGCGTACCCACGCTCAAAAAGGCCAACCATTAGGTAAAAGAGCACCACTAAAAGATCGTATTGTAAATGGTGATTTTGATTTTTCATGTTATTATTGGCAGGCACAAAACACTGCTATCCAAGCACGTAAAAAACTTAACTTAGAAAAGGATAATTACCAGGCTCAATATGAAAAAGTAACAGTTGATATAGCTCGTTATCGCCGTTTAATAGCTGATTATGAAAAAGAAGAATCAACTCGTTTAAATGAGTTATACGAAGCCTTTACTTCAGCATATAAAATCAGTCAAGAAGAAC